TGACTTGATGTTAAATTGCAACCACTTTTTAACACAATCAGTTATTTTATATTTTTTGAATCCTTTATTTCTAAAAAATTAAAGTTGTAAACTACAACAGTTCAAGATTTGCTAAAATCTTACAGGTATAGTTTTTCTCCAATTTTCCCGTGACTCTACCTTTAAATGTCACTAAAAATTTTCTACTAAGATGTTGCTTCGCAGTATACATCTGGTAGGGACGGTCAATAACGTTCCTTCCAATCTGTCACCAGCAGATGAAATGAAGACCTCCGGTTCCACCACCGCAGGCGAGGGTAAGCATTCTCCCCTTAAATGTACTTCTTGTGCCAATTCGCAATGCACAACTCACTCATCAGAGATCCCAGAAAAGATGAGCGTTCCCCTTACGAAAAAGATTACGTTAAACCGCTACAGTTTGGCCCCCTGTGGTCCTAATACTTATGCCTACGCCGAGTCCTTAAGGCGCGATAAACTAATCGCAATGAAAAACGAACTACTTGTCGACATCGACACAATTCCTTGCACTCCTCAGAGTTTTGTTGGATTTAACATGTTATCCAACATGGAATCCCATTTACGCGACAAACTCTCCGACACCGCAATTTCCAAGATAGAAGGCCTCATGGCACTATATCTTGCGCTCGCTGACGTCCAGTCAGCAACTGGTTTTATTGCCGTACTTACCCTGTACGCCAAGACACATAACCAAGCAGCCCTAACTACTCAACTTAAGAAGATCGCACTTGATATCTTCAATACTTGTAAGCCACAGTCCAACGACGATGATTCCACTGGTGATGAATCATCCTCAACCAAACCCTCCAGACCGGAGTGGTTAAATTACATGTTATCTGGTCTTACCGACTGGAAACTATTAATCAACTCACCTTCATTTTCTCAAGTTTCTAGAGTCATTTCCCTCCTCATTACATTAGGAGTAATTGATTCTTGTTCCGTTAACTTAGGCAATTTTGAACTCTTCGCTATCCAAGCTCAAGAGAAACACGCTAATTCAATTGATCTAGTCGATGCTTTTTTAGAGACTATCGTATATTTTGCTGAAGGCGCATACTTGTGCTTCGAAAAGGGATCTCTATCCCCACTTTTGTTTTCATCCAGTACTGTCATCGAAATACAGGAAAGATGTATCGAAAAAATTACAGAATGGGAATATGTCCGCAATGGCAACCTGGAGAAATACCAGGACAAAAGTGAAAAACTCTTTGACAAAGAACTTGA